TCACCTCCTTTATCTAAAGCATTTGATGTTGATCCCATCATACACTTACCGATGATTCTAGATCCTAATCTTAAACATGTTTTTGTAACCCTCCAGTTATTTAATATATTGTCTGGTCTTTCCCATTTACCACTTTCATCATGTACTAGAAGAGCTAGTTTTTCACCGTCATAACTATTGTCTCCAGTGTTTTTCCAGTCAATAGTTGTGTCTAACCCTTGTATATCCTCCAGCTTTTCATTAGCTGTGATTTTCTTTCTTGTAAACTTACTAGCAGGTACACGATAAGCAAGCTCGGACTTAGGCCGATCCATACCATCTTGGACAGGTTTAAAGAAAAACGGATAGTTGATTGATATAGGTACAACTTTGTCGGTAAACATTTTTTTAGCATCAGCTCCTGATTTAGATAGTATTCCATATCTACTATCACTCGCAAGAGTGGCTAAGTTAACTGTTTCTGCTGAAGACATAAAAGAAAATCCAGATCTTCTATTTTTAAGGTAACACATTCCATAACATCTTTTATCAGCTTTACAAGCTTCCCAGAAAATATAAAACAATCTGTTTGCCTCTCTGAAATCTGGAGCACCTACATCTATCTTGCTCCATTGCAGGTACATGTATTGAGTACCTGTTATCCAGGTAGGCTTACCATTATTTGTAAACCAAAACCCTTCTTCTCTTCTTCTAAACTCTTCGTCTATATAATCGTGCCATTTATCTTTTTGATCCTCAGGATACGCACGCCAATCAAAGATGTTCTTTAAGCGCTCTAATTCTTTCGGTTGAGTAAATCTAACCCATTTATCTTTAGCGTTGCTATACACATCCTTAGGTGCCTTAGGTAGGGCGATGACTAGATCTTGTATTTGTATGATCTCTCCTACCTGACCATTTCGCGAAAGCACTATTAAATCTTGCTCTTTGTTATAACCATACTTCCACTTCTTACCCTTATTCATTCTGGATATAGTGGTCCTTTTTATTGGCTCAACTGTTTTAACTAAGGTTTGCTCGTAGATCATTTAGATCTACCTTCAGCGAATCCTTTAAAAGTTTTATCTTTTTTGTCTTCTATTACTTTACCCTCTAATAAATTCTCCTCTTCTTCTATTCTATTGAGTATTTCAAAGGCATCAAATATAGCTAGCTTCTTTGAAGCAGCTGCATTCTTCAGCTTGTCAGCTGTTAAGTCGTCTTCAGAGTCAGTAACAATAGCTTCTTTAGCTACCTTTATCAGCTCCTCCACTGCTTTGTGCCCAGCCTGGATTATATGCTTCTTCGTTTCCTTGATGTTCATATTTGATTGTAATAAAATTAGATAAAACTCGATATAGCCTCTCGCCATCAACGATAAACTCGTATTCACTACTTGGTCTAAAACCAACTAGATCGTTTACTTCTACAGTACCGTCAGAGTATTTGACAACACCTTGTAAGGGTTTTTCAGATTCCGTATTAAATTTATCTGTAGCTTTTAACGGTGCTATAAAACAATATCCTTTAGGGCAAATCCAACAATTATCTCTTTTGTATAAAAATATTTGATCTGGCGCTACAAGATATGTAGACTCATTAAAAAAGCTTCTACTGTTTCTTTCGTTACCATGCTGATCATTCCATCTTCTGAATACGTTGTGGTGCACTAGTATAGTATCACCTTGCATTATATCCGCGTGACCAACCATAGGTGTAGAAACCACCGTAGCTTCTCTGTTAACAAACTCATGATTAAATATATCAGTATTTAATATTAGCTCGCCACCGTCTACGTTTTGAGTGTTATTGTATCTACCCCCTTTTGGCGATACAACAAAGTCATGAACGCTTGTCATTAGTATTGCAGATTATACTCTACAGAGACAGCCATATTCTTATTGAAATCTTTCCAAGGCAGAACATCTTTACCTTTTTTGATATAAACAGAGAACTTGTCCTCTTCTTCTATAATGTCGCATATAGTATGACCACCATACACTTCTTGCCCTACGGCATAGTGCATGGCGTCATTCTTATAGTTAGCTCCTATAGATATTTTACGAATCAGCTTCGACATCGTAATTTATTGTTCCGTCTTGAATATTTACATCTACAGTTCCGTATTCTTTTTTAAGCTCTTCTTGTAATTCAGCTAACCCATCTTTGATCGCAGCCAATTGATGCATCATCTCGTGTTTTTTTAACTCCATTGAACCAATCTCTAATTGAGCCCTGTTCATAGTGTTAACTGTTTCTTGAACTTTCTTTAACTGCTCTGCAGTTATTTTTTCTGGTTTAGACTTTAAGTCTACTATCTTCTCTTTTTTTGCCATAATTTAATTTAATTTAATTGTTGTTAATTGTTGTTAATATTCTAATCCAAATATAAATGTTATTGGTTGTCTGTTGCATAGTTCATCCTCATCCGCAAGAGCAGCTTGAACTTGGTCAACCGTAAATGCAGTGTTACTTTCTATAGAAACCACAGTACCCACTAATGCTCCATCTTGCGCTATTACCTCATCGCCTTTAGCAAAAACAAGTCCGGGATCTACCCCGCCAGCAGTTACAGTTAATTGAGTTTGAGTTCCAACAGCCGCAGCCTGTGCGCCATCAAGTACAACCCCAGCGCCAAAGTCCTCACCACCCTCAATAGCTAATCCAGCCATCCAAACGGTTTGGTAGCCTGGGCCTTTTGTTGATACGTAACTAGTAGTTTCACCCTCTAGCATTATGTTCATTTTAGGGTTAGGCTTTGCTGAGAATGATCCAAGAAGATTGTACGCTACTAAATCAACGCCAGTGTCAACCATGGTGCTAACGTCTAAATGCTTATACCCTATAATATGAGGTTTAGCTGATACAGCGACAGCAGTAGATGTTATTGCTCCATTAGAAGTTCCTAGAGTTGGTGGCGCAACTCCATTTACAGATTTAGCAAATATCAACTCTATATCCTTAGGTGTTTGAGCCGCGCCGTTTGTTCCAGCGTAATGCATTTGTATTGTTTCAATTGAGCAACCACCTCTTGGTATTTCAATTGGTGTCCAATCAAAAAGCAGGTCTGTTGCCGTGAGTGCTGTAGTGAGTAGTGCTAAGTTTGGTTTTACTGTTACTATTGAAAATTTACCTTTCATATCTTTATTTTTTTACTTTTTCTAATGATCGTCCACCAAAGTAGGCACCAATCACGGTTATTAATACTAATTGTAATAAGTCTACCCACGAGGACTTAACCTCAAACTGAATAATTCCAGCATCGATAAATATTAATAATACTGTCGATACTACTAGAAATATTAGAACTAGTGGTCTTATATTTTTACTAAGCCATGAATCGGATTGCATATCCATTTTCCAACGCTCAGTTACTTGTTTTTGCATTTCTGCTTCATAGCTTGCTACAAGCTCTTTAATCTTTAATTCAGCCGCTAGCTTCTCGTCTTTAGATGTATGCAGGTTATCTATAACTCCACCTACACTTTCCACAAGCTTAGCTGCTCCTCCTGATAATAATTTTGCTATTACACTCATTTGTTTATCTTTTAATATCCACCACCACTAGATCCTGAAGATCCAGTTGTAGATGTACTGCTTGATGATGGTGCGTTAGTATTCAATGGCATTCCTGATGCTTGCTGGTGGTTCATGCCACCCATGTAACCTTGTTGTCCATTTAGATTGTGTATGTGGTAACCACTCAGCCCGTTGGCAGAAGCCCAAGCCAAAGCTTCTTGTACTGTAGTAAACAGTGGTACACCAGCTATATTTCCTATTACACTCATTTTATTCTATTCCGTTGTTCGCGTCGTTCTCCCAAGGAAAACCAGTGTCTCCAGCTTCCTTCCATTTACCATCTACTAATATAGAGTCTACGCCATTTTTATCTTCCCTTTCAAATCTTTCTCCGTTATACATGATATGATCATCATCATAAGCCAGTTTACCTAACTTCATATCCGTAGCATGTCTCATCTCATGGTTAATCACTTGCCTGTACTCAGCACTATCAGGATCAAGCTTGTTGCTTACGAATATAGTTCCATCCATATTAGCTTCACCCATAATACCCTCTGCAAGTGGTTTAGCTATAATAGGTGTCCCAGGAATAGTAGCTTGTTGATCGCGCCTAAAACTAAGTTTAGTTTTAATCTCACCTCTATTCGCTTGAAATCCTTTTTCTTTACCTAGTTTGAATGCCATTTAATATCCTAGTTTCTTTTTCACCGCTTTGTATTTCTCGCTATGAATTCTTTTTACTTCAGTAAAAACCTCAGGTCTATTCCACTTACCATGGTTTATCATTTTACCAGACTTAAGTTTACCCTTAGATTTTTTTGCCTGCTCTTCTGTGGGCGGTGTTACGGGGTGATTACTTTTTTTCAGTGGCGCTAACCCGGGGTAAGAATATCCACCCATTTTAAAAGCAGGATCTTGTATTTTTTTGTTACTCTTTGAATAAGGCATAGTTTATCTATCTTTATCTTTTATCATATCATCTATAGCCTTGTTATTGACTTTGTCTGTATATGTTTTATTGTTATAGAAAACACTTCTCTCGGAAGTAGGTAAATCTTCTTCACCCAGTAGAACTCTATATATTCTACTTATTACTTGTGAGCATTTAAACGATGTCTTAAATACAGAATACTTTATAGTTGTTCTGTTTCTGTGTCTCCACGTTTCAATCCATCCTTCTCGCTTTAATCTTTCCCAACGGTTCTTATCCCAACTCATGGTGTAAACTCCGTTAATAAAATCATTTCGTGTAAATCTTCCTTTACAATCTAAATAAATTAATAGTTCTAAGTCTGCGTCATTTAACCCGTAAGTCTTACAAGCCCACTTTCTAGTGAGCCTGTAATACTTCAGGATATTTAGTTCACGCAAATCTTGCGCGGTTAGTCTCAACTATTATGAATCAATAGTTATTGCTACTCCAGTAATACCAGTCAAACCTTCTGCTTTAACAGAGTTAGTAAGATCTACAGCTGTTAAAGTAGAGCCACCAGAGTGAGGACCAGCATTTAAAAGCTTAGCCATTGCTTTAGCTACAGTTTGAACGTGATGTCCAGTTGTAGTTGTCTCATCAGCATGAGTCAAAGTGATTAAGTCAGGTGCATCACCTACGCCGGTTTGTCCAGCAAAGTAAAGTCCAGTTGTTGTTGTACTCAAACATGTAGCGCCTATGAAGTTTGAAGCTGGCCACATACCAGCGTCTCCAGTTGCATCCGCACCATCAGCATCTGAGAAATAAATGTAATTTTCCATTTTTATATTCTTTTTATATTAATAATTATGC